GCTTAATCCCGTATCGCAAAAGACAGAAAGCCCAGGAGTGCCATACAAAGCTGAAATTTCTTTGCCAGATTGATTCAATTCAGGATAAAAATTGATTGTTCTTTGGGCGTCGAAAGACAAACTTCTTTCAGAATATGACGGACCAACAAGACCCGTTTTCATCGAAACCACCCAGCGTAGATATTATCTGTTTGTCTAAAATCCTCATCATCGCCAAACACAAACTTGCGATTCCGATTGATTGCCCGACGAATCCCCATTTTGGCATCATCCGCAATCTTCACAATGGCAGGGTCAACCGCTTGCTGGTACTCAGGAAACAACATCACAGCCAAATTATACGCAATGGCCAACTCCCAACCCTCAGGGAACGAAATCACCGTGTCTAAAGACGCAATGGACGTTAAAGCCTTCTCAGACAGAATAAACAACTGATAATTCTGATCGGGAACAGGGTAAAACTTAATCACAGAAGAAGGATAATCATTGTTAAAATTATAACAATATGGAACACCAACGATTGATTTCATTGATATTTCGTTAGCATAATCACGATCGCTGATTTCTTTGACGGTATAATCTATAGACCCACTTCTTACATACATTGTCTGTATGGCAATAGGCTTAACCGTATTGAACGTTTGTCCTGCACCAATCGTGTAGGACGAAACATTGCTAACAAGCGAAAAACTTTCTAAAGTTTGAGCAAAAACGTTTAAGTTATCTGTACTCCAACTGGACAGCATCATATTTAAAATCATCAAGGCATCGGCTGCCTCAGAAGCACTAGGATTCTCACCAGGGGCAAGAACCCTACATGCTTTTAACGCCCTTGTGATAAGGTCACGCGCCGTTGCCATACATTACCCCGTTGTTACACGACCCGCGATGCTCTCAGGGCGCGTAACCAAAAACACATAATCAGCAGCCGCAGGGTCAAGGGCACCTGCAGTGGCATTGACAAAACGCACAGAAACGGTGTCCGCTGCCGTTACAAGAGCCCCAGCAATGCCCAAACCAGCGTTTAGCGTTGAAGGAGGCACCACAACAACAATGTCCCCAAGCAACACACCTGGAACGGTAATTGATTGCGCCGCTACTGTTGCCGCCGCTACAGACGCAGGGTTAAAGTTGACCACAACCGCACACATGGCAAAGATATTGCCTCCGATAATTCCTGAACTCATAAAAACCTCTCAAATGATTAAAAAGGGGGACAGTTTCCCATCCCCCCATGCGTTACGCCGTAACCCGCACAGCCCACTCAGGACGAACAGGAACAAAACCGCCCAAAAAGTCTATTCTGAGGATGTACTGATCGGTTTTAATGTCGTGATCCGCCAAGACACGAATGGTCAAACCATCCACAGTCTCTTGCGCCGCCTTGTCCATACCACCTGGCAAAATCAAGGGCACAGACGCAAAACGAAACGCATCCTTACAATACGTCAAAGAGTTTTGAAAGTTTGTACTTGTAGTTTTACCCGTTAAAAACACCACAGCCGCACCAGAACCTGGCAAAGCAGAAACGTTCTGCAATCCAACACCGGTAGAACTGTAAATGGTTGGGGAAACAGAAAGCGTGGCCGCACCAGAAGACGCCGTTGCCGTTGTCGTTACAACAAAAGGCTGCAAAAACGGCAAGGTTGCTTTGGTAATAGGGTGAACCGCAAACGCACCTGCCACCGTAAACACAGTCCCAGCAGTGATTGTCCCAGAGCCCGTTAAACCCGTCACAGCAATGGTTGAAGCACCGTTGGTTAATGCCGCCGTTGTGGTAACCGAACCATCTGTTTGCGTTCCCGTACCCGTTGTGTGGGTGTACATCAGGTTGTTACTCAAGTAAGTAAAACCATCCGCCTGACCCATTACACCACGTTTGTATTGCTTAGAGATTTCCTCAGAAGACTGAAACAAACCTTTTCTCGCATCCACAGCCGAAGTTTTAGCACCAGGAGACAACAAAGCAATCCACTCGTTTTCACTGCCTGTTGCCAGCAACTCAGACATACGCTGGTTAGCTTGCATCATGGTCAAGGTGTTAAAGACGGTTGAACCCGCAGTACCAACAACGTTAGCCGTAGATTGACACGCTAACTGAATAAACGTTGACTCAATCCGATGGGCCATTTGCGACACCAAAGGCTTTAAAACACGCATGGCAAACGAATCAAACGCCATATCTGTTGCAAACTCATTTGATGTCAAGGCCACAGCCGCCGTAAACGACTGATTTAACACCATAGCAACCTTTTCTTCCGTAATGTCCTGGATACCACCAGAGGTAATATCTCTGTTCGTTCCTGTCGTAAACCGAGGAGGCTTATTGATAAAAATCGTGTCACCAGGCTTGTAACCACCAGCTTGCGGGGCAAAATCTACCGAATCTTCCCGCGCAATGGTTTTTACAAACTGCATATCATCAGCAAATATGGTCGCTGCCACTTTGGCAATCCGACCAGGAGCCGATTTATTTGTGTTAATTGTATTAGGCATCAGTTTTTCCTTTATCTAAGGTTATATTTTTTCCTGATCTCATCAGGGGTCATGTCAGCAACGTCTTTTTTGTAAGTCCCCGTGCCCTTAACCGCCTGAATAGGCTTGGGAGCAGCAGAAACTTTCCTTGAATTCTCAATAAATTTTTGGCCTCGCACCTCAGCTTTAGCAAGAAATCTCAAGGCCTCTCGCCCGTCCATGTCCTCTAAATCCTCAATGCGACCTTCCTTCATCAAGGTGTAAAGAGCCAAAGCCCCATCCTCTGATTCCAAAATGGCCTTTTGAACATCCGCAGATAGATTAGGCAAAACGTCTTTTTCAATACGATCACCAATAACCTCAAAATCAGAAATCCTCTCAGAATGCTTGTCAACACTCGCACCAAAGTCTTTAATTCTCTGGCTAAAGTATTCCTGCTCTTTCCGAGAAACCTCAGATTGTTTTTCTTGCAATGTTCTTTTTTCTAAAGTTGTTCTCACATTGTAATCAACCTTAGCCTCAAGATACTGATCCCAAGTCTCATAATCATCAGGATTAGGAGCAGAGTCAGATTTTGAAACCTCAGGTTCTTTTACCTGTGAAACCTGTTCTTTAGAGGGCATCTGCTGCAACTGAGCTTTAAGCTGCTCTTTTTCCGCACGCAGTTTTTCGATCTTCCTTTCACGCCTCGAAATAGCGTTTACAGCCTTCTTAGGAAAGGGCGTATCATCTTCAGTCTCGGCAATTTCTTCCTGAACCTCAAGACTCTCAACCTTACTTTCTTCAATCTGGCCTTCATCTGTTGCAACATCAGAGGAAACTTCCTCTTCATTTACAACGACATTTTCTTCATTCATACAGCACCTTTTTTAAAATTTCAATACACTTTTACATAACGGTCAGGGATTCCATCAATCCGTTGGCATCTCTGTTGATCGTAATGTTCTTTTTGCTCTGCATCAGGTTGGTTATCCCCTGAATTGCGGCACTGTTACCCTGCAAAAGAGCAAGCTCTAAATCCCTTGATCCATTATCACCTTCATCCTCTTTTTCCATCTCACCAGAATTATCTTCTTGGTTTTGGGCATTAAAGTTATTCGTCATAATCTCAAGTTCTTTTAATTCTTTCTGCATCCGCAATTCTTCCAAACGGATCATCAATTCCTGTTCTTTAATCTCAAGTTCTTTAAACTTTATCTCAAGTTCTTGCTGCTTTAACTGAGCATCTGTTTCCATTTCAGACTGCTGCAACGTCAACTTTGCGCTTTCAATTTCAACCTTGTTTTGTTCGCTCTGAGCCTTTATCTGCGTGTCAGCTTGCTTGTTATCAAGCTGCTGCTGCATGGCTTGCATCTCTTGCGCTGCTGCCTGTAGCTGCTGCTGCATGGCTTCCATCTGCTGTTGATATTGCGCCGCCATAGGATCGTTTTCTTCGTCCAAAAGCCTCGGATCCATGGTTTTCTTAATTCTTTCCGATAAAGCCTCCGCACCTGGTAAATCCATGTACTTAAACACCAAATCACCAACAATCTGCATCATCTCAGGCTGAGATTGCGCAATTTTTCCAAAGAAATCCGCCGACTCTTGCCGCTTAGTCGTAAACGATGGACCCGTTGTCACCTTCACAGTGTAACGTCCCCTTGTTAGGTCAACATCCTCTTGCTGGTCTTCCGTTATCTCACCATTAACCCCAACCCTCTTAACGTTCCCCTCAAGGTCCATAACGTTCAAAATACGGGCCGTGTCGTAAATCTTAGGAATAGCAGATACAATCACCCTTCCTGCGTAAGATATTGCTTTCGTTAGGTTATCAGCAAAATGAAACGTGGCCGTGTCACCTTCTTGCTGCCGTCTCTGAATCGCAATACCGCTGGTCTCGTTAGATTTATTCCCTAAAGACGCATCAAAAATACCCGTTGTGGCCTTAATGTCCTCTGCCATCGTTAAGGCAGCATTTACAATACCAGAAGGTATCTGAGGCGGCGGCAATCTTTGCGGCGAAGGATAAGCATTTCCAGTCGCATCCAAAAGTTTGTACTGCACAACTAAAGAATTTGGATTTTTCCATTCGTCTTCAAAGCCAGAAATTTGACCCTCAGCTACCATAGTAGGGGCAATTTGCTGTTTCATCAGCAATGACGTTTCCGTGGAACGCCAGTAGTTATACATTTTTTGTGCGTCCTTTGCCCGACGAATGGCACTTGCCAAATACCGCTTTCCCTCAACCCAGTATTCTTCCCCAAATACAGGCACAACAGGAATATAATCCCCTGGAAACGTTGTTTTCTCTAAAATATCCTTGCCAGACACCAACACCCTGTGAATCACCTTCCTAACAACAGGACGGCGCATCGTTTCATCATCCGGCGATACAAGCTCTTCCTTTTTATTCTCAACATAAAAATGCTCGGCAATAAAAATACTATCTTCGTCTTTATATTGCCGCTCTATGCCGCCTTCCTTAAATGATGAAGGATCAAAATCAGGATAATCCTCTTTAAAATCTGAAACCAATATCTCTTGCAAGATTGTTGCGTGCTTCATATCCGACCCATCTGCCTCAACAGACGTGCAATCAATATAAACACTCAGCGGGTTAGCCACCCTCTTTATGCATATCTTTTGATTAAAAGACGTGTCATCTTCGTATTCCGTCTCAATACGCATAAAGCCAATGCCACAACGTACAGACGACAAAGCAGCAGAATCATACACAGAATCCGCCATGGATTCGTATTCAATGTTCTTAATCAAACCAGACAGTATTTCTGCCACATCCTCGCTAGATTCACGATCCCCCGGAATCACCTTAATCGCCGGCGTGTTCATGCGTATATCATTCGCAATCTGATTCACCACAGATGAAAGCCTGTCAATGGTAAGTGCCGTGCCTATAGGCTTTTTAAGACCAACCCACTGCGCATCCGGTTCACCAGACAGAAACATCATATCACGCTTGGCTTCATCATAGATTGATGACCAATAGCCTTGATCTCTGTTAAACTTATCCTTAATTTTCTGGACTAAATCTTCGTCTTTCACAAAGTTTTTCCTTTATTTTGTTTATAGGCTATAGTTAAAAAAACCTTAAAGTCAAACAAAAATGTGGTCTAACCGATACTGGGCTAAAACATACTGGGCAGGCAACTACTGGACACCCAACACCACAACGCAAGACGTGGAACTGTTAGGCGGCGGTGGCTATGTATATATTCCCGCACACCAAAAGAAACACAAAGTCCACATCGACACCATCGTCACACAAATCATCACAAAGCAAATACCTAAAAAGAAGATCAAACAAGACCTAAAACAGCTTTCCGCCCTGTTTAACGTCTCAATCAAAAAACCCCAAGACATTTCCAAGATAGACAGGCCATCACTCTTAAAAGAAACAAAAGCCTTAGAGATACTCTTAAAGATTTACTTAAACTTTGTCATCAAGGAAGAAGACGAATTGCTGGTCTTACTCTTATTGTTAGACATGATTTAGATTGCATTCCAGTTTCCAAACGTATCCACAAGCCTTAGAGGCCTAGGCTCTTCGCGTCTTAGGTTCTTAAAGCCCTCACACGCATACCGTAGCGCATCAATGCAATGATCTGCCTGATTCTTCTCAAGCTCTGGCAACACCTTCCCGCTGTCTTTATCGGTGGCATAGCTATAGAAAGACAATTCGTTTATCGTCTCTTCGCATCGTGGATGCACCACAATCTTGTATCCCTTTAGCAGCTCTATCCCCTCAATCACGCTATTCTTGCCTTTAAGGCTTGGCATAACCTTAGGGAATCCATGCCGCTTCAGATGCGATATGGTCTCAGGCCGTGATGAATCCGCCACGATGATATATCTCTGGCTCTCTGGTATGCTTAAGAACATCTTAGGCATATCTATCGTCTCACACTGCTTAAGAACAAGCTCTTGGTCTATATATAACGTGCGCTCTTTCAGGTAACAGCGAATCAGGACCGTTGGGTCTACACTAAAGCCAAAGTCACACCCAAACTGAAAGACAGCATCCAGGTCAGTATCAAACGCCTTGATAGTCCAGTTGGTAAAGACTGTCTTTTCGTCTGGATCACTTGCAAACTGACCAAAGATAAACCGTTGTTTCTGTTGCTCATTCATATTCTCCATTAGCTGCTGGATATAATCACTGGATATGTTCTGTAGGTTGTCGGCAGGATTCAGCACAAGCGACACATAATCGGCAGGGTTAGCATGCTTTTCCTTGCTGTAGTAGTTAGTTCCCTGCACAAACATGGGGAAGGACCAGTGAGAGATATGCGGGGGATTCTGGTCGTAAAAGAACTTGTTTTTAGCCGCGCTCTTTTGGCTTAGCCGTGAATACATAAAGGACACAGTGCTAAACATCATTTCGCTGCATTCGTTAAAATAGATAGTGGTGTATTCATTCCCTAGCATCTTTTCCTTTGCGCCTTCATCCACGCCCATAATCTCAATCATAGAACCGTTGGGGAAGGTCACTGTCATCTCTGTTTTGTTTACCTTGAGAGCAACACCAAGATACCTGCTGGCTATCACATCCTGCACCGTGCCAAGCCATAACGAACGCCTTGCTGCTGTCTGTGTCTGCCTGATTATCGCGTGACGGGTGTTTGGATACTTCAAGGCCCTAAGAAAGACCGTATGCGTCAAGAGAAACGTCTTGCCAGAACGTGAGCCACCATAAAGCATGACATGTTTGGCATCGCTGCTAAGTAGCTTCAAAGCCTGTTTTTGCTTATCGGTCCACGCAATAAGCATCAAAGATCCCTTTCATCAGGGGCAACAATGATCGGGTTGTCTTTCTGCCCACCGATATTGATCTTTGTGGCTTCATTATAGCCATACATCGCGTTAAGCTCTTTTAAAGCCCCTGTGGCACCTTGTGCATGGTTTTGGTCCCTAGCCAGCTTGTATGTGTCCAACAGTGCCGTCATGGCCATCTCACGGGTCCAAACAACGCCTTGCTCTGCTCTTGCCTTCAGGTCAGCTATCATATCAGCGACGTTACTCTTTGTACTTTCTACATAAGCTCGCACGCGCTGTGAGTTTTTATTTGTGGTTTGTGTATCGTATGCGTCTCTATAAGCGTCTACTTGTTTCATTCCGCTTGCAACGTTTCTCGCGAATTTCTCTTGCTTAGGCGTAAGTTTCTTCTTTGGGCTTTTCTTTGATTTTTTATCTTTATCATCCATAAAATCCTCCCTTTTGTGTATGTATGACAACAAAACCCCACAAAATCAAGCCCTTTCTTTTTTTCTATTTTTTTTTTCATTTTCTTGTTGACATGCTGCAATAATTGCCGTATGATGTATCTAACAATAACAACAACACAAGCGTTCAACACTAAAAAGGAAACCAAGATCATGACAATAACCTTCACCGCAGAAGTATTTGAACCCAATTTGAAGATAAAAAAGGAAGCCCACATCAGGTATTCTAAGATTTGCAAATGGGCCCAGAAACGCTACACAAAAAACGGCGTGCTAGTGATACATCATGAAAACAAAAGACCCTCCACATTCTCTTTGATCGAGCAAATGGCTTGGGACAAATATACTATGGGCAAGACAAAATAAAAAAACCTAACCATAACCAACAAAGGAAACCAAGCCATGACAACCGAAACAATCTTAAACCTAACCTTAAACCTTGATTATAGAGCCCTAAAGGCTGCTGCTATGGCTTGCATCCAAAAGCAAAATCAATTCCCACACCGCAAAGCCATGCATTGTGTTGCTTTGGATATATCACCGCAAGGCGTGATCGCTGTTGCCACAGATGGCCATACTTTGATTGCCATGAAAGCGGGGGAAGGCGTCACAGACGTTGAACCTGTAACCGTATTGATTCCCTTTGAAACCATTGACCGCTTGAAACTATCCAAAGCTACTAGCGACTGCATTGTGACCTTGACTGGCAGTAGTACCAAATGGGGATTTATAAAAGTAACTGGCACCTTGCTACATGACGGATCAAGCGTTGCCTTTACAGGTGAAGAGGAGTCTTTCCCCGATTGGAGAAGACTTTTTAAAGACTATTTTCCTAAAGGTTGCACAAGTCACAAAGACGTTGGGCATTTTAACCCCGCGAATATATCCAAGATGCAGCAAGCCTACAGCCTTTTTCTTACCAAGAAAGACAAACTAAAATTTGTTCAAATTGTCCACAACGGGCTAAATGCCGCTCGCGTTGTTTTTGACGGCGTTGACGGTGAAGGCCTTATAATGCCTTTAAAGGGCAACGATTCTTTTCCTTCACTTGCAACATGGACAAAATAAAAATCACCAACCTAACCTTTTCTTAACCCCTTTTGTGTATTGTGTCTAAACACACACAACAAAAGGAACCCTAACCATGTCTTTTCTTGAAACCCTATCCGTGATTGCCCTAGCCTTTTTTGTCTGGGGCTTTCACTAAACCAACACAACACAAAGGAAACCTAACTATGAATCCCAAAATCATCCTACGAATCATCAAAGGCAACAAAGGCGGATACGTTCCCGCCTATATCGTGAAGTCACAAGGTAAAACGCTGTTCACCAAAATGGAGCGCGTGGAATTTGTTAGCAAAGAAGCAGCAAAATACTTTGGACAATGCATCATCAAAGACGCTAACCAACTGGGATACTTCCCCGTTTAAACCACCAATAGGATCACTATGAAACCTAAGTATCTTTCAATCTATGACCATGACCCACGCAAACTAAAAATCGCTTATGAAGTCCTCGGACCTGATGACTTTAGGAAGGCTATCAAATCCGAATTGATCGAAGAGGGTTACGACAAAAGATCAGCGGGCGGCATAGCCTCTAAACTTTGCCGACACGTTGCTTGGGAACTTCACCTCGAAAAACTCAATCAAAAATACGAAAGCCTTCTAAAAACTCACCTCAACAAATAATGCAATTCTTTCCTTGACAGCCTGCAAGTATTGCCGTATTGTATATCTATCACCAACAAAAGGAAACGTTTATGACCATATCCAGTATCATTCTAACCATTCTAACCATTATCTGTTTTGGCTTTACCCTGCTGCATTATCTGTCCCTCAGACAAGACAGACGGACTGTGGAAGAGATCAAACGATTGCATGAACGTTGCGCCGAAAACAGCAAAGCATACCTGCGCCTAGAGGCCAGAATCACACTAATTGAAAAAGGAAACCAACCATGACCGACGAAAACCCCTTAAAAACTTATTGCCTTGACGCACTAGAGGCACAACTTAAACGCACGCTTTTTGAAACAGAATGTGAAACCCTAGACGTGATCTGCAATCTTTTGCCGCTGTATTATCATAGCCGCACGGGCGAGCCCCTTTACCCCAAGGTCAATGTTGCTCCGTCCCTTAGAAAGCTCGCTTTAACATGGGCCTTGCCTAGTATTGCTTACAATACATTTTCAATAAATTTTGGTGACGAAACCATCACAAACTATGTCATCAAAACACCGTATGAAAACAAAGAAGTGCATCTAAAATTCTATCCAGACCCCAATAAAATGAAAGAAATGGAACCAGCCTTTTTGTCAGGACTTTACAAAGCCTACACCGATTTTTTCCTCGATCCCGACTATGAATCAAAGCCCCAAAGGAACCACCACAAATGACACCCGAACAGTTTAAACAATCAAGGCTACACTTGGGCGTCAGCCAAACAGGACTATGCGCCCTTGTTGGGAAATGCGTTCGCACAATCCGATCCTATGAATCCGGCCAATACCCCATCCCCAAATCCATGGAGTTACTCATCAAGCATCTTATCAAACAAAAGGACCAATCCAATGATCCACAATAACATCCTTTCCTACCAAATGATTGACAATCTCATCAATCAAATCTTTGGACAAACCAACGAACGCGAAAAGCTGCAAGCCTTCGCCGCCCGTATTTTACTAGAGCAACAGAAACTCAACAGCCCGTGTTTAACCAACAAATTTGGCAAAGAACACGCAGAAACGTCCTACGTCTCGCCAGAATACAATCCCTATAGTCCTTTTAAATTCCCCATTATGACTCACCAAATCAAAGGAAAATAACCATGAACACCATCTACATCCCTTTGATAGCAAGAACTTGGGGCAACGTCCAAATGATAGGAATCCCCTTTGAGGCTCGCTTTGATGCGTCTTTTGGAAACGCCTTTATGCCTGTTTTTGCGTCAAAAGAAGAGGCAAAAAAACATTACCCAGACGCAGAAATTCTTGAAGCTGATTTACCTATTGAGGAGACCAACCATGATTAACACCATCTACATCCAAAAACTACGTGACCTCGGATTTTACACGCGCTGCATGGTGCAAATGGAAGAACACGGACACAAGGCCCTCTTTGTCCATGAAGAAGGCCGTAAAGCAACCGTAACGCTGGCAGAATGCAGAACAGAGATCAGAAACATCAACCATGATCTGATGCTGCTTAAAACGTCCATGCCACGTGAATGGACAGAACACTACAAAATCGTATCGTGAGAAAAAAATGGACAACAAAGAACATCTTAAAAAAGCCCTGTTTTTGACAAGCTACTTCTTAAAAAACATAGGAAACTTTTTCCTGATAATCCTTTTGCCCATCTTGGCACTGTACTATCTTGCCGGCATGACCGAAGACGCAGACAAAATTATCAAAGTTTTGCCGTTTCCGATCCTGTGCCATGTTCTCAGGTTTTTCTGTAACCGCACTTTTAATCAATTATCGTGAGGGGACTATGAAAAGCCCATCCTTTTACATCATCCTCGATCTGTTTTTTATCATTCTGTCTTTGCTGCTCTGCTCAGGCTTTTTGTACCTGCTTAAAAATGACGATGGCACGTCCTTGCCTTGGCCCGTGATCCTAGCCCCTGTGGGCGTTGGCCTAGCCAGTCTATGCCTTTGCATTGCCCTAGCATCCCTTGCCGATTCCATCCACTTCTTTATGAAACGGAAACGCAAAAAACAACCCGACGAAAAAAACGTTTACTCAATCTTGGACTAAACCATGCAATACGAAATCTACACCCTGATTTACCT